AGACTCATTGTATCCAACATGGTTATGAATGTACGCTTCAATAGACTGAGCATGGGCCTGAATAACATCCTGAGAGTTTGAAGGAATGCCTTTTGTTTTAACGCTTACTTTAGATGTTGAACCACCTAAATGTTCAGGTCTTTCCATTAAGTATCCATCGTAACCCCTGCTTTCAAAGTATCTAACAATGCCGTATTTGTTATTTTCTATTAATAAACTAAATCCATAAAAGAATGCAGCCATTAAAACATCTTCGTAAAATATTTTAGCCAAAGGAGGCCTACTCGCATATTCTGCAACAAAGGTATTCGGAGGTGCTTCCATATTAAACTTAGTATATAAATGGCAAGCACCCTTAGAGCCGCGCCCGTCAACAGTGGCATCAATGTCATACGAGTCAACTCCTCCAACTCCAATATCAGATTTAGGTGCAACTAACTTACTGCCTTTATATTCTTTAATGTTTCTATTTTCTTTTTTTGGAAGCCAACTTATTCTCCATCTACCATTAGGGTCTGGAACAAATATTACTTCCGTATCAGGCTTACCATCCTTCCAAACAAAGTTACCAACGCGGATAGGGCTTGGATACAATGTCTCATTATAGGTAATCTGCTCATATATCTTACCGATGTTAAAAAGGCTCCCTTCAATAGAGTCCCGAAACGCTTCATCTGTGGTAAAAGGAAATTGTCGTATAACCTCATTAAGTTCACGAGCATCATGTTTAAGAGCATCACGCTCATTTTTAAGATAAGTTTTAGCACCAATACTAATAACCTCTCCATCAAGCCCAATAAAAGGTTTATCTGGGTCTTCAACCACGGCGTTGCCGTATTTATCAAAAAATCCTTCAAGGGCCTGATAAGCCGGAACAAATATCCTGTATAATCCTGTTTTCGTTCTTCCATTTGCATTTCTTTCTTTAGGGTCTGAATCTCTCCAGAGTTCTTTAAATTCCTTTCCTCCTTTTTCTAATGGGTTTACTGTAGACCCAACCAACGCTTTACCTACAACTTTCCTACCAACAATTAAACACGTTCTGTGAATCCGCCAAGACTCTCTTATGTCAGTTGGTTTTTCCCATTTTCCTGATTCGTCAAGATAAAGATAATGTAATTTTTCACCGTCATAAGCGTTATTGGTTGTGTTCTTCCAATTGATAATTGTATTAAGAGCCTCGCCTCTTTGTGATGTTTTATTCTTTTTTGTAATTCGCTTAGATGGTTCTCTAAATGCTAGTTCCATTCTGGGATTTGTAGTACCGTCTTGAATTGGTTTAAAGAAAAAAGGATAAGACAAAAAGATAGGCACAGCCTTTTTCATAAAAATGTTTTCTTGAGCATCTTTACCTGTTTTAGACATTATGCCTAATAGTTTGTCCTTTACTTGTGTAGCCTCATCTACAAGTATGCAGGCTGACATATTTGTGTATCCAGAACGTCTACACTTTGTGTATAACTGTCCAAGACTTCTTGGGTCAAGTTCGCACGCTGCTTCATGAAGAAACAAATCTCTTTGAAAGGCCAAATAGTTTGGATACCCAATGTCAATCTTACTCCATTGAAGCATCATATAGTGTCTTCCTGTAATGTATGTTGGAACACCATTATTCATGAACCATACACCATGCCTTCTTCTTCTAAATTCTTCTTTAATATAAGATGAGTATTTTTCTCTAAACTCTCTAGGCATTTCCGACCATTCATCCATAGACCTAATTTTAGTTAAGTCAGTAGGAGGCTCAATTCTTTTCCAATATTGTTCTTCTTTGGGAAGGTTGGAAAATAAAATTAAATCAGATGAAGGCTGTTTAGGAAATTGAATATAAATGTCAGCCAATAGATTGACTTCTCCAGCCGTTCCGTCAGGACATAAGTTGACGATAAAATCATCGTATCCTTTTATTTCTACTAATCCAGCCACGCTTTTATTTACTAAACTGCTCTGCAAAACCGCCAGAAAAATCTGAAGCATCGCTTATGTTGCCAGAATCAGAAAGTTCTTTAATGAGTCCCTCTAGTCTTTGCCGCTCTTGCAATAATTCACGTGCATCTACTGCCGTTTGTTTTATTGACTGTAGTTCTGCTTTTCGTTGAGAACCACTAAGTTCTTGGTCAACAGGCTTTCGTATTTCTGTAATCATATTATCAATAGCAATCTCCATAGACTTCATTAATCTATAGGCTGCATCAAGTGTTGTGAATTCAATTTTCTTTGACATACATTAAGTCATCATTTCTCATTCTCCAAACTTTTCTTCCGTCTTTGAGAGTCATCTGATAATCTGAATTTTTAGAAAATCCAATTACATCTCCAACTTTTAATCCCATCTCTTCAGTTGCTTTGTTTATATAAAGCAATCTTCCTTCTTTTTCTTCCGGTTTAGATAAACTAACTATTAATCCGGAAGCGCTAGTTTCTTCTTTGTTTTCGCTTATGCTTTCAACAAATACCCAGTCTCCAAGCATATAAAGGCCATCTTCTGTTTCATATGCGTATGCATGGTTATGATAACCATTCTCTTCTGAATATGAAACAATATAGTGGTTTTCGTATATAAATAACTGAGTATTACTAATAATGTGATGATGAAAATAGAGAGTATCTCCTACCTTAGCACCCAATTTATACTTTGTTGGGACAGCGGTTATTTCAGCGAAATTGTAGCGGTGATTGAACTCATCAAACTTTGTTTCCATATAAAGTTCAACCCCACCTACATTAACAGTATCATTAACCTTCTTAGGAAGATGTATAATAAAATCTCTTAAGGGATTCATATTAATTGAATTTACAATCGTACTCTACGATAACCGGACACTTGTCAATTTTTTTCCATCTCATAATACCAACATCTGGAGTAGAAATGTAAATAACATAGCAAATATTTCCGGTCATGTGAAAGGTACGCTCATCAAACTCAATATTACATACTTCACTTTCGCCAATAGACATACCTACATAGTACGCCATAGCGTTCTTGGGGTTGTCCCCAATAATAATTTTTCTAATAATATCCATTTCATTTAATTTATGCTATCATCTGAATCTCCTAGGTTCAGCCAAAAATTAATGTCTGAAGTGTCTCCTTTTGGAAATTCATTTCTTACTTCATCGGAATAAGCATTTGACACAAATGATAGGTACTCATCTAAAGATTCTTCGGAGTTAACTTTCATAGAGTAGATTACATCCATTGAACTAAAATCAGAACCTTCTTCTGCTTCTTTATACTGTCCTCCAATAAATACATATTCAAAATTATCAACTTTGAAATCCTTGACTAAGTCCTGAATCTCAAGAATCTTTTCTTGAATTTTTTTAATTAATTCTTCTGGTAGTTCCATTTCATTAAGGGTGAATTTGAGACAAAGATAGGTTTCTTGATAAAAAGAAACTAATCCCGTCCAAAGGAACTATGACACCACCCCAAGTGTTCATGTCAGCCCCATCACCTAAGAATGTATATGGAATTTCAACATTAGAATCAGTAACAGCGCGTTTGTCTGTATTATTTAAGAAATGAGTATAGTATTGACCAGTACCATCATAGTTCATAAACGTATATCCGGAACCTCCAATAAACTTATTAATCACTTCATGAGTAGCCGATTGATGCATCGGGATAGCATTTACTTGGCCCGCTTGCTCATAGTAGTGCATAGACTGAACTTCAGCAGTTAAGTCTGAGTTAAATTTAAAAGCAGCAAACGTGTTGTACATAAACTTTCGTGTAGATGTTGGGTCTACACCATATCTAAACATTGGAAGAAACAAAGCGCCATGCTCATCTTCGTCAAGATAAAAGAAATCATTATTAAAAATTTTATTTAAAATAATTCTTCCATCTGCCGTAGGTGTTACGCCTGTATTAAGTGTGGCGAGGGTAGAAGACTGAATGGTTTCTACATCGCTATAAATACTTACCGCTGGAGAATTTTGGTCTTGATACAAAGATGTTACAGGAAGAACAAAAAATCCTTTAAGAAAAACTTGTCTATTTACAATTCTATACTTAGGTGCATTAGGATTTGAATCAAGTTTAAACAAACCGCTTACTCCATCAAAAGAATCCATTTCAATCCACCCGGTGTCGTAGTCTGTTACTGGAGCAAGATTTTCAAATGCTTGGTTTCCTAGCGACCTTGTTTTAATTTGGCCATCTGTATCAAGAAACAAGGCGGTACTTAAAGTATTACTTGAAGGTACTGATGTTGCATACGGGTTTGTTAATCCAACACTAGTACTTCCAACGCTAAGGGCGGTTGCTTCACCGATTCCGCTTTCTACGGTTTTGCGTGTTGTAGTAATTCCGGAAGTTTGTACTTTAAGAAGTTGACCGTATGTATCTTTTACTTTATTGCCAGTTAACTGAGCCATGTCTAGTTTTTTTAATTTTGTACAAATTTAACTAAAATTCAAATGATGTCTAAGCCAAGTAAAGCCAGAGAGTTTGCTTATATGCCAACAGATAAAATAAAAGCAAATTACTTAAAGTATTATAAGTTGTGCTTAAGGGACATGACAACAAACTATGACGTTAGTCCGTCAGAAATGGAATTTCTATTGTTTGCTTATGACTATGAGTT